CCGTAGAGGAATGTGCCAGTGTAAGTTATATCAGTAATTTTTGTGATGCATATGCACATGCGTCAAATTTATTGTATGAATTCAACATCGACAATTGCCGGGAAAATCCATGAACGAACAAGTTAAAAAATTATGGGCAGATCCAAGATTTCAGTTATTAGTTGACATGGATCGCCTATTGACAGGAGATAGAATTTGGGCAGGTATGGATTGGCACTATAATCCTATTCATCCATTTAAATATCGTCCCATGGCAGAACGAGTTCGGCAGGCATTAGATGATCTTATAAAAGAATATGGAGTTGAAGAATGAACCCAGCGGAATCAATATTGTTAGCTTGTCCCGAATGTTACAGCGAAAAAAAAGTCGTCGTAACTGCGGAATCCACCTATTTTGCAAACACGGGCGATTTCTTTTGTCACAGTGTGAAGACACACGATGCAAACTCGCGATCCATGTGTTTCGATTGTGGGTGGGAGGGAACACATGACCAATTACTAAATTATGGTAAATCATTTTACGGGGAATCAGATGACTGACCAACAAGAACTATTAGAGTCGGCGGCTCGGGCAGCGGGTCTTGAAATCAATAAAGGATTAACAGGAACATTGTTTGTACGGAAAGGTGTATCTCAATGGTGTGAGTGGAATCCCTTAACTGATGACGGCGATGCTTTGCGGCTGGCGGTGAAATTGGGGATGATGATTGACCACAATGTTGAGACTGACTATGCCCAAGTCGTATTAGATGGTAATTCTTATCATGAGATGAGAGGCGCAGACCCATGCGCCGCAACTCGTCGAGCAATTGTTTTATGTGCCGCTGAGATTGGCATGGAGATGACAGCATGAGAGAACTATTACAGCAAGCGTTGGATGCTTTGAAAGAGTCGAGGGAGGATGTGGTCCATTGGGGTTCTTATGCCGATACATATTTTCAAGCGAAACATGATCTACAAGGCGACATTGTAAAATCAGATAAGGTTATCGCAGCATTGGAGGCCGAATTAGCCAAGTCTGAATCAGTCGATTCAGTAAAACTAACAGAACGTGATTATCGAGTCGTCGATCGAGCCATGTTGGAAGGTGCAGAAATCGTGTCTAGAGGTAAAATTATCACTGATGAAGAACCAGTGGCCTGGCTCCTCATTGAGGACTTTAAAAACACACATCTGAATGATATATCAGTTTCTCGTACCGAACGAGCGGGATATGTTCCAGTCTATACTCGAGACATGACGGCTGCACGGCCGCCCGAATCGAGTTGGGAATGATTTGACCCGATTCCAAGTTGACAGATGCATCCAGATCGATTATAATTACTGACACGATAGATTAATTTCAGGAGTAACCCATGCGAGAACAAGGAAGAAATGCAATGAGAACAGTTAAGATTAATAAAGCAGAATTGCTTGACATCGTAGTCGCAAACAAACGCAAGCACGTCACAGAGTTTGCTGAAGCAGTCAAAGACTACAAAAAAGCCGCCATCAAGGTAGCCAAAGAGCATGTGGAATTGGCAAAGTCGGGTGACCTCGAGCAGATTGCTCGCATCAGGGCCATGCCAAACAAGCCTGCCAGTTACGAAAAAGAATACGACCGCGCTGTCCGCATGCTTGAACTAAGTGTGGAAGACGTCATTGAATTGGAAGCCGACGTGTTCAATCAACTTGTATTAGACGAGTGGGCATGGAAAAACATGTTTATTACTTCTAACAGTCTCTACAAAACACTCTAATATCTAATATCTAATATCTAATAGGCAATAATACCGATGCCGCGATTGATTTTTCTTAGTTGCTATTAACTATTTTTAAGCAGAAATGACTAAATGGACCATTACTGTTGAAGAGGCATATGACGGCAGCGGTGATCTGATTCTCCCATTACCACAAGATTTGCTAGATATCCAAGGTTGGGTAGAAGGAGATGTTCTAGAATGGATCGATAACAAGGACGGTACTTGGTACCTACAGAAAGTTAACAAATGATTAAGACCAACGGGTTGTAATCATTCCTTTCTTACGGCCGTTAAAGAATTTTATTTCTACACTGACTGCTGTGCCATCTTTTATACATAGCCGGACTTGATGTTTTTCCGCAGTGTTCACATGTAATCTTAGGAATATTTTTCAATTTTTGTTTATGTTCTTCAGATTTTGGCTTGCCTGTGTGGTACTCGCTTATTTTCTTGTTACTTTCTTCGGTAGCCAATATATGCCCAGCTATGTTTCTATTAAACCATACGTCCGGATAGTCTAGCACCTTGCATTTTTTTAAAAAACGGGTCTCCCAAGATGTTGCCTGTTGTTCAGTATCGTGTGTTCGTATTGTCCATTCAAATGTATCAACCCCAAATTCTTCAACAAGTCGATTTATTTTTTTGCTACTGGTGAGATATTTTTTCATAAAGTCTTCCTCGGGTGTTAATCCAAGTTTGACATTTTTAATTCTAGATCCGTAATACAGCTGGCCAGTGGGCTTAAATTTAAGTAGGTATGTGTAAGGTTTCGCGTTGTTCATACATTTATTTATACTTAACTTAACTTTACAATATAAAATAAAGTCAACAAAAAACCTGCACTGGGCAGGTTTTTGTTTGATACAAATACTACAAAAATATCACTGAAAACTAAGGTTCGCCATTGCAATTTCTGACAGATAGTCACCAGCGTTACCTAGAGACGAGGCAGTATTCGTGAGCTCGACGTATCCGTAACGTGTCATAAAACCAACTACTGGTTCGAATGTGCTAGGATCCAACACAACACCAGAGCTCATCAACGGAATGTAAGGGCAATAAAACGCAGCTGCATCAGCTTCGCTAGTACCTTTATATCCAACTAGAACTGCTGTTGAATCGTTGGCATATGAGTCAACGTAAATACGCATTGCGCCATTCAATGTACCAACAAACTTTGTGTTTGTAGGAGCTTCAAATGTACCTTCTGTTGTACGAGCAAATGCGCTAGTAGTTGCTGACTGTAGAACAGTCAAAGCAGCTGGACTAACAACCGCCCAGTTACCAGCACCACGACGTGTACGCTGTGCAATCAAGTTAGCCGAACGGTTAACTAGAACTGCTAGAGCAGCGTGCTCGTCACCTACGAACGTTGCTGTACCTGATACAGCTGATTGATCGTATGTGTAATCAGTTGCTGACAATGAACGCAGTGATCCTAGGATCTCTTGGTCAATTTCAACAGTGATTTCTTGTGCTAGTGCAGCCATGATCTCGGCTTCAACATCCAAACCGTGCATTGACTGTGCGTCTTGAGCGGCTTCAAATGTCCAACGAGCTGACAATTTACGTGTCTTGGCTTCAACAACTTGTTTCAAGATTTGAACGTTGATACGGTTACCAGGAATACCTTCCAGTGTAGCTGTTGTGCTAGCACGGCCGGCAGTTGTACCTGAGTATGCAGTTGCAATCTTGAATGGTGACAATGCTTCATCACCGCTTACTGTACCAGTAGCACCACTTGTACCTGTAACGTTATCTGCATAACGAACACGTAGGGTATGGATCTGTGCCACAGGACCTGTCATGGGCTGTACACCAACGATTTCGTTAGCAATAACAGTTGGCATAACACGGCGGATAACTGGAAGAATAACACGGTTAAGTGTAGCAACGTTACTTGTGCTTGTGGCACCAGCTGTTGCATTTTCAGCCAGGTACTTACGGGTATTTTCCAAAATCATACCCATTGTGGTTCTTTTCGAACCATTTAAGCCTTCTAGCAGAGCGTCTTTGGTTTCGCCCCAACGGCTTTCTAATAATGCTTGTGTCATTTAAATCTCCTATTTAGGGTTAAGTCACTTTAGCCCTGCTAAACGACGCAACTCACCGACATTATTGTCAGTGGCTTCGGTTGGTTTAACAGTTTTATCACCAGTTACCACTTGACGACTTTCAGCTAGCATCACTGATTTCTCAGCAATAGGCCGCGCTGTGGAGTTGTTAAGTACAGCTGGTAGATACTTGTCAAATGCAGCCTGCAACTTATCGGTCTGCACTGATTCGAGT